CAGCGGTTGTCAGCTTACCGATCCAAGGGTGCTGGCTAAAGAATACCTGGCCCGGAAGAAATACAACGCCAGCCCGGAATTTGCTTTCTTCGGCATAAGGAAACGTGCCCAGATACGGCAGGCGGGGTTCACTAAAGCAATGATTGAATGTGCCATGCAACCTTACGTTACAGGGAAATGGCGGCCTCAGATTTTCGCGGCGTTCCCGAAATCCCAACTTGTCGCGAAAGAGAAGTTGACTGCAAACCCTGCCAAGTTGCGCTCGATAACAGGCGTCTCAGGCATTGATCTCATAACTCAAGGCGTTCTTTACCACGATCTGAATCATCGGTACAACTTCAACAGCTTTTCAAAAGCAGGCATGCCCCTCACCGGCACGAATATCAATACAATTTTTCGTAGGCTCGATAAATTTCCGTACAAATATTCGGCTGACATCACAGCCTTCGACCGCCATATAAATGATTTTCTTTTGCGGGTGAACGAAGAGTTACGCGTCCTGGCTTTTCGTGAACACCCTCTTGCTGAGACGATCGAGAAGCATGTTCGTATGTCGACTCATAGCTCCAAGAACGGGTATATATTGAATCTGGTGAACACACGCCTAGCCGACTTGCGGGGGGAACTTCTGGAAGAAGACAAGTTAATGTTTGATTCTGTTCCACCTGACGTATATGACGAGATAAAACGGATTGCAGATCAAGTTTGTCACGCATACCCCGATGTGCCAGGAGGAGTGGTACTGAAGCAGTGCGGGGGTGCTACCGGTGACTTCAACGTGACGTTTACTAATTCCACAGCGTGCGCCGCTTTCCTTCTGGATGCATTGAGTCATGCGTTGGAACTGCCCCTGTCCTCCCTAGCCGATAACGTTTACATGCACAATTTGTCGGATGACAATAATTTTTCGTGTTCCAAGCCGATTGACATTGACAAAATGAAAACATTTGCTTTCGAGAAATACGGCATGGTGTTGTAGATAGTCCAAGCTACCTCCCCCGATATGGTGAATATCGAAGCGCCTTCAGCTGGGCATGAATTCT